CCCTATATATAGCTTCCTTGGTGGCTCGGCCGACGGAATCACAGAGGATGGGATTCTCCTCGAGATAAAGTGCCCATTGACGCGCAAAATTGAGGACAAGGTGCCGAAGCACTACATCCCCCAGATTCAACTTCTTCTAGAAATTATTGATTTTGAAAATTGTGACTTTGTCCAGTACCGCCCCGCCACGGTCAAGTACGTCGTGCCGTTCGGGCCCTTCACGGAGAACGGCGCACCCCCCGACCAGGTGGCCGTGCCGGTGCCGGAAATTTTCATGGTGACGCGCGTGACCCGCGACCGGGAATGGTTTGCGGGGTTTCTGCCCACCATGCAGCGGTTCTGGGACGGCGTGATTCGCGCCAGAGAAAACGGGTTGTGTGAAGTTGAGCACGATGCGCCGTTCGTTCCAAAATGTGAAGTCATACTAGATGAAATCAGCGCCGAGCCCCGCCGGATGGAAGTGCCCGCACAAGCCCAAGTTCTTGACGTGCCGGGAATGCGCGGGGAATTTTTGTGCGGGGTGTATTCAGCTCGAGACGCACTACTGTCCCGGGCTGCATAAACGGTCGGAAACTGAAAAAGAAAATTTGGCAAAAAAATTAGTCAAGGTGGTGGCGCCGCGCGTCGCCGCCATCTAACGCCGAATTTGCGTGTAAATCAGGGCTGCAACAAGCAGAAATGCAATAACAACCCAGAGATCCCATGTATTGGCACGCGGCGCTTGAAACGCGTAATCGCTCCCCTGGCCACGGGACAGGTCCGGGCGATTCCACGTCGTAACGCCGTTATCAAATTCGTACTTGCGTGCAGGAAAGCCGTTGAAAGGCGCAGCCGCCTTCCCGGGCATCTCTTTAAGATACATGGGACCGGAGCGCATCACGTGGAGAGGGTTAAAGTCTTTCAGAGCGTCGTTCGCGTCGGTGTATACGGTAGGGCGCTCGTCAATCTCCACGGTGTACGTGCCGTCGCTCTTCCACTTGGACCCGTCCGTCGGCACGCCGTACGTCCCGGACCACGTGTAAGGGTTAAACTTGTTGATGGCCAGATCATCGTTGATCATCCAAGCCGTTGCCATTAACATACGCCTACATTTTTCTCCTTGTACACCTTGTGCTGGACCTTCTCGCGGTGCACGGTCCACATCTGATCAAGGTCCACATTCATCATTGACGCGAGTTGAAATAAATAACTAAACACGTCACCCATCTCCGTCACCACGTCCGTCCCCCGATCCTTCTTGAGCCCAGTCTTGCGGTACGCGCGGTGATACTGACGAATCGCCGAGGCCAGCTCGCCCACCTCCTCCGTGAACAGCAGCCACACCGTGCTCACCGGCGCCTTGTCCCACCCCTTGTGACGGCAAATCTGCATCGTCTCGTCGCGAAACTGGTTCATCTTGTAATTACAGATCACATCCTGTTTAAGCGGTTCAGCGCGTGTCGGTACCTCCACACCAGCGCCACACCAGAGCCGAGAATCACCGCCTCAATACCCGTCTTCCAATTTTCGATAGAATTTGCGTCATACCCACGTTCCCGTAGATTGCCAGCAACCACTGTATTGCTGAACAAACGCACGAACCGATCGATCGCGAAGAATATGAAAAAACCGATAAGGATGTCATCGAGTGGTCTCATTTACTAACCCCCAATCTTAAAGTTGTAAGGAAGTTTTGTGCCATAAGTGCTCGTGTTGCGGGGAGGCGCCAGGGGCACCGGGTTGCTCGCAATATCGCGCAGGTAGACCATGTGCTGCAGAACACCCGTGGTAATCGTGCCGATCGCCTCGCGGACCACGGCGGCGTTCATCCGGTCAATCTGCCCACGAACGTCCGTGAAGGGGTCCACCGCCATATTCACGTACACGCGGCGCATGAGGGCCTGGAGATCGGAGTCATTCTGCGCGTCGATCGCGTACCCAGTGCGCGCCTTGATCTCACTCTGCATGGCGCGCTGCAGAAGACCCCGGTTAAACTCGGAAAAGAATGCGTCCGTCAGCGGGCTGGGCTGCAGCCTGGTTGACATGTCTACTAGTGAGGGATAAAAAAATAACACGTGTAAACTTCAATGAAGGTCATCAAGAGAAACGGCGACGAGGTCCCCATGCTTTTTGACAAAGTGACGGCCCGCATCCGCAAGCTGTGCGAGGCCGGGGCACACGGCGCGAAGCTCGACGTTCAGCCCGACCGCGTGGCCCAGAAGGTCTTTTCGAATATGTACGACGGCATAAATACCAGTGAAATTGATGCGCTGAGTGCCGACGTGGCGATCGACCTCATGACGGAAAATCCCGATTACGAAACTCTCGCGACGCGCATCACCGTCAGCGACATGCAAAAGACGAGTCACAAGTGTTTTTCAACATGCGCCCTTGCGCTACACGCCAGTGGCCACGTCAGCGATCACTTCATGAAGTGCTTGGCGCTGGACCTGGACGCCGAAATTGATCATTCACGCGACTATACATTTGGCTACTTTGGAATCAAGACCCTGCAGAAGGGGTACCTGTTTCCTGGAGAGACGCCGCAGTATATGCTTATGCGCGTCGCCCTAGGAATCCACGGCGATGATTACCAGAGCGTCAAGGAAACCTACCGCCTCACGAGCCAGAAATTCTTCACGCACGCCACGCCCACGCTGTTCAACGCCGGCACACCCTGCCCCCAGATGTCCAGCTGTTTTCTTGTGGCGATGAAGGAAGACAGCGTCGAGGGGATCTTCGAGACGCTCAAGGAGTGCGCGCACATCTCCAAGTGGTCGGGCGGCATCGGGGTTCACTGTTCAAACATTCGCTCCAACGGGTCGGAAATCAAGGGAACCAAGGGCAAGTCGGACGGTATCATCCCAATGCTTCGCGTCTTCAACAACACAGCCCGCTATATTAACCAGGGTGGCGGCAAACGCAAGGGATCCTTCGCGTTTTACCTAGAGCCGTGGCACGCCGACGTCATGGATTTCCTGGATCTACGGCTGAATCAGGGCGACGAGGAGGCGCGGTGCCGCGACCTCTTCACGGCCCTCTGGATCCCTGACCTGTTCATGCAGAAGGTGGAGGCCGATCAGGACTGGCATCTCATGTGCCCCAACGAGTGCCCCGGGCTCCCAGATGTTTACGGAGACGCCTTTGATGAGCTGTACCGGATGTACGTCGCGCAGGGGCGGTTCAAACGCGTGCTCAAGGCGCGCGTCGTGTGGGACTCCATCCTGCGGTCGCAGATCGAAACCGGCACTCCTTACATGTGCTACAAGGACTCTGTGAACCGCAAGTCCAATCAGAGTAACATCGGGACAATCAAGTCGTCCAACTTGTGTACCGAGATCATGGAGGTCTCGACCCCGGACGAGACGGCCGTGTGCAATCTCGCGAGTATCAGTCTCCCGGCGTTTGTAAAGGATGGCGACTTTGATTTTTCAACCCTGCACGCCGTGGCACAAGTGGTGACGCGCAACCTCAATCGCGTCATTGATAATAATTACTACCCCACCGAAGCAGCCCGCAAGAGTAACATGCGCCACCGCCCGATCGCCATCGGCGTGCAAGGGCTGGCGGACGTCTTCATGATGCTGGGTCTCGCGTTCGACTCACCCAATGCACGCGTGCTCAACGAGACAATCTTTGAGGTTATTTACTGCGGTGCTTTACACGCGTCGTGCGATCTAGCCAAGCGCGACGGCCCGTACGAGACCTTCGGCGGGTCCCCGGCGTCCGAGGGTATCCTGCAGTTTGATATGTGGGGTAAGAAGGCGGAGGGATTCGAGGAGATTCGTGAATCCATCAAGACGCACGGCCTACGCAACTCGCTGCTCGTGGCGCCCATGCCAACCGCGAGCACCGCGCAAATCCTCGGGAATAATGAGGCGTTCGAGCCCTACACGACCAATATGTACCTGCGTCGCACGCTCGCGGGAGAATTTGTGATGGTGAACAAGCACCTGATCCGCGATCTGCAGAAGCTGGGCATGTGGTCCAAGCAGCTGAAGGATGGGATCATCGCGGCAAACGGGTCCGTGCAACACATCGAGGGGCTGCCCGCCAACCTCAAGGCGGTCTACCGGACCGCGTGGGAAATTCCGCAGAAAAGCATCATCGACATGGCGGCCGACCGCGGGGCATTTATTGACCAGTCACAATCTATGAATATTTTTATGGAAAATCCATCGATGGCCAAGTTGTCGAGCATGCACATGTATGGCTGGAAGAAGGGCCTCAAGACGGGTATGTACTACCTGAGGACGCGAGCCAAGGCACAGGCTATCAAATTCACCATCGACCCGGCGACCCTCTCGGCCGCGGCGCTCGCGTGCTCCCGTGAAAACCCAGAGGCGTGCATGATGTGCTCTGGCTAAATCAATATTGAGGCGCCTCCCCGTCTTCACTTCAAATCGAAAATTACTTTTTAACAATAAATTTCAAAATTTTAGAAATAATCTAGTCACGGACACTTTGGGATTCCATTTTTTTTAAAAAGAAAGAATTTTAAATTTTATTGTTTCAGAAGCCCTGACGTGAGGTGAGATAAAATAAAATTTACTAATTAAGTTATGTGGTTGCCAGAAGATCTGGTCAGGAAAATACTAGAAATGGCCGATCTGAGCATCGATACTCGGCTCGCGTTTGGGCTCGTCCCAAAACGCATGTCACCGCGGCGCGTTGCTCAGATTGAAATTCTTTTAAAAAGTCACGACGGTTTATTTTATGATGTGATATCACAATCTTTGCACAATTTTAGAATTGAAGGAACTCATATCATACGAAGACCTATCGAACTCAGCTCATGTGACGATGGGCTGACTATATTCAATATTAATCAGGGTGAATACGCCCTTGAAATTTACACACCCGCTGGAGAGTTTATGTTCGACCCGCGCATTCGTGGCGCGTGGTACACCGAAATGCGGGTAATCAGTTGGTGACGGTGAAGCGTCCGCGACGGTAAGAGCTCGCCTTATTCACGGAGCGCACCGCCGCCTGCACGTTCGCCGCCGTGGGGGAAGCGGCCGCCTTATTGACGGCGCGGACGGCCGTCGCGATTTTTCGACCCTGGGCCGCGTAGTAATTGGCAACCTTGCGCGCCTCTTCGGCCGCCTTGATCTTCACCTGCAGGGCCGCGACCGCCCGGCTCTCCTCATTCTTGTGCTTTGCAACGAGTTTCTCCAGTTTACGGCGGGCGGAATTTTTGGCCGCCGCCTTGGTCATTCGGGAAACGCTGCCAACCATCTCGGAAAAATTCATTTTAAAAGGCTGTTCAAGTCCAGTAGGCATTATCACTTAAAAAAGCGCAACAAAATATATTAAAGAATGCCAAAGTGGTCTGAGATTCTCACGGAGGAGATTGACATCGAACCCGGGGCGGGTAGAACGCGGCCAAAATTCACACTGGCGGGAGGGCCCCTGAAGTTTCAGCTGCCACGCGGTTGGTGCCAGTGGGGGGTCAACGCAGAGTATAAATCATTTCAGGTGAGTGTTACAGACGAGGCTTTCGCACAATGGTACGAAAGCCTCGAGAAGAAGTTGTGTTCGGAAACGCCCTTTACCTCGAACCTGCGCGCTGGGCAGATGCGGCTCAAGGCGGATGATGGTACTCTGTTTTTCAAGGCGGACGGCACCCTCCTGGTGGATGGGGCGGACCGCATGAAGGGGGCGGACGTGTCGTGCATCATGGAAATTTCTGGATCTTATCATTTCAATGAGAAGTATGGGCTGACTTGCCGCGCAACGCAGGTGCGCATCTGGCAGGAGGGCGGGGACGACCCCGTGATTGGATCGTTCGGCACGTCGCCTCTAAAGGTTCCTAGACGCGCGCTGCTCGATGACGATTAGCTCACTTCATGAGCTCTTTAGCCTTCTCATACAGGGGGGTGCCCTTGGTGATGAGAACCATCTCACCCTTCTTTATCTTCAGCGCCTTCTTGGCCTTGGCGACTGCCACGATCCACGGGTTCTTCTTCTCACCGGCAGACTTGGCCTTGCTGACAATCTCTCCCGACTTGGTGTTTTTCTTGAGGTCCTTCTTGACGAGACCGCCGGTCGTGTGATGGGCGGTACCGCTGAAAACCTGGGCGCGCGAGCCGATCGCCTGTTCGTGCATTTTAATAATACTATATTTTTTTATTGTGGCTAATGAGTGGCTTGCTCAGAAGGTCGTGCCACCGCTTCGAGTGAGTGAGCGACTTGCCGTGACTCGCGCTTTTGGGCCCGTGAAGGAGACGCTCACGCAGTTGGGCCTTCTGGATCTTGATGATGGCGGCCCGGCGGCGAGCGTATGAGGCGGCGAGTTCGCGCAGGGCGCGGGCGTGCTTTACACGAAGTTGCGAAATAGTCATGTACTATTTGCGTTTATTTTTATTAGGCCGCTTCATACTATTGAATAGTGCTGCTAGGTAAATCTGCTGAATAAGAGCATTCTCACGCGTCATAGCCTTGCGGCGATTCGTTATCGCGGCGTTCCCTGCGTTCATCGCGCGCTTGCGACGCGCAGACTCGGGACTAAGTTTGGGAGAGGTCATCTTATATACTGCAGACATTAAGTCTGACACCGGCGATCCACGCCCCACGTTCCATGGGACTTTGTCCAGCGTCCGCACTTGGCATCCATGGCCTTATTCATTACAGATCTATAAACGGTATTGTACAGTTTACGTTTCGCCTTGCGCGCCGCGGGCGTGGTCGCGTCGGCTGGGGACGGTGCACGGCGACGGAGCGCCAGGTGGTTCGCCATCACCTTTTTAATATTTTTACGGCGGCGAATTACGGCTCGGTTAAACTCGGACAAAAATGACGCGTGCATACGCGTGAGTTGCTTGATAGTCATCTTATATTTTATATAAATAATAATATTATGTACCATCTCTGTGAGTCGGTACATAGCGCGCACCCTGATAATATGATTTTTCACGAGGATCTGACTAACATATTTTCAGAATTGATAATTCAGCAAGGACTCGCGATGCGTGACAGACACGCTATATTGGCATTCAACCCGTCGATTGTAGGATCAGTTGTGTCGGCCCGCGTGATGTTCGTCAGGGCGGGCGAGGCGCCGCCCAAAGACTGGACCTTTCACACCGCACTTGACGACAAAATACCGTGGCGCCATATGGCCGATGGCACCCTATTGATTGATATTGAAAAGAAAATTTTTTTAAAATTTTTCGATTCCAAAGTTGACATGCGCCTCGCTCGAATTCATGGAAAAATTATCGCAAGTTGGAATGAATATATGAATTCAGACAATCCCAAGTTGAACAACTACACTTACGTGAATGACCCGAAGCATACAGCCCGAGTTTATATATTTAGTGGCGCGTTGCGTCTCGAGCCCGACGTGGATATACTGAACATTTCTCACACGTGCGCTTCGAAGGCCATGCAGATCGAGAAGAACTGGTCGATGTGGCCGGCCAGTGATGGGCGCGTGGGTGTGTCGTGGATGATCGCTCCCCATCACGTTTTTTTCACAAGTCAAATTTCCAATCTGAAAACGTGCGGTCGCACGGAGGACCCAGTTGTGACGGCGGCCCCTCCCGGTGTCCATCTGTCACTCGGTACGCCCGCTATAGAGCTAAGTCGGGGGGTGATGATGGGAGTAGGCCACGCGAAAATCAAGTTGGATGATATTCGAGATGGGGAGTTCGCCTTGCCAGCCGAACCGTCATACATCCATCCCAAACAAAACAGAAGATATAGATATTTTATGTTTTTATACAAGTTCAACCAAGGGGACGGGCGTATTGTGTCCATTTCTGGATTTTTTATTCCATGGTCCGGAATGGCTTCTAATATATTCTTCCCATGTGGGCTCGCGTGGGATGAGAGAAGATATTGGATAAACATGACTTACGGGGTTGGTGACGCTACGTCCCACGTCATTACACTCACACCGCGGACGATTGATGAAATTTTCGAGACGCGAATGGACGCTACTATAAAAGCAGTACACATGCAGTGCGACACTCCACACAATATTGATGAGAAAAGGCGCATTTATTAAACTGCGAATATCTTGCGTACCGCGCGGACCGTCACCCCGTTCTTGGACGCGGTGGGCAGCTGCGAGCGCAAGCGATCGTCCTGGAGCACCTCCGCACACACCACCGACTTGTGACCCTGCAGGTCGAGGATCGACTGCTCGATGCTCGGCAGCTTCTCCGACCCCTTGTAAATCAGCTTCTTCACGTGCACCTTCTTCATCTGGCCGTTGCGGTGCGCGCGCGCGATCGCCTGCAGCTCCGTCGCGGGGTTCCAGGCGGGCGTGGTGATGTAGACCCTCGACGCCTCCGCGAGGTTCAGACCCACCCCGCCCGCCTTGATCTGAATAATAAACGCACACGGTTTATCCGTCTTTTTGAAGCGCTCGATGCGCGCAGCGCGGCGTTCCGTATCGACACCTCCGTCTATCCGAAACACCTTGAAATCCGCCGCCTTGAGCCGCAGGTGGATCTCATCCATCTCGCCCATAAATTGCGCAAATATAAGAGACTTTTCACCCGGGTGGGACTTGATCGAGTCTATCAGAAAATCCATCTTCACCGACCCCCCCGTCCACGCATCGGGGTCCTGCCCCTCCTTGCGCGCGCGGCCGTCAATGTATAGCTGTGGCCAGGCCATAACCTGGCGCACGCGCAATAGAGCTTCTATTAGCTCCATTTGGTGGTTGTTCTCGCCACCACTCGCGAAAATTTCAGACACCGTCTGCTGCGAGCGCGACCAGACCTGATCGTACAGGGCAACCTCCTTTTCGTTCATATCGAGCTCAACAGTCTCAATATCGCACGGGGGCAGGGAGAAACGCGTGCAGTCCTCCTTGGTGCGCCGCAGCAGGTATTTTTGGCGAATATCGTCCGAATAGCACTGCACGTGACTGCGCGGAATTCCGATGAAAGCCCCAAGAGCCGCGAAATCCTTGATGGAATTGAAGACTGGCGTGCCCGTGACAACCCACCGGATGCGCGCGCACAACGCGTTGCAGGCAATGTGCGTCTTTGACTTGGCGTTGCGAATCTCGTGACCCTCATCAAGAATCACACGGTCCCACGTGATATTCAGGAGAGGGGACGCAGGCGATCCCTTGCGCTGCGGCAGGACGGAATACGGGGCGATGGTCACCTGCGCGTCCCGGTCAATGACGCGCTTGGCACCGTCAAACAGGTGGACCGACAGGTCGGGCGCGAATTTCGCCACCTCCGAACGCCACTGCGTCACGATGGACTTGGGAACTATCACCAGCGTGCGCCGCACGGGGTTCTGCAGGATCGTGGCTATGAGCTGGACGGTTTTACCCAGGCCCATCTCGTCACAAAGGAAACCGCCCGGGTAGTCGCCAGCACGCTCGCGGGCAAGAAGCCACGCAACACCAACGTGCTGATGGCTGAGGAGGCGCATGTTTGTTTTTGAACCCAAGAACTTCCCGACGAGGCCAAGTGTCCACAGAACCCTTTTTTTTCGCCGACTCTAGTAGATGCCCAACGCGCCACAATTAACTAATAATCCATTATACGAACCAAATGATATCGTGACTAACCGGTATATAAAAATCCTTAAAAACGCGAGCCGCCCCGAACTCGAGGAGGCGGTCAAAAAGGGGGATCCACCCCTCGCCGCCGCCGCC